CGGCTGGGCATTTGGTGGTAATGCCGATGCAGCAGCAAAATACCAAGATAAAGGCGGTGCTGTAGTTGCCGAAGCCATTGCCGATCAAGTAACCGTTTATTCTTTAACCGAAAGTGGCCTAGCACTGCAAGCCGTGTTAAAAGGCACTAAATTCTGGGTAGATTCTGAGCTAAATTAACCCTAAAAAAACCTTCTATAAGTGGGCTAGTTCGTGTGATTACGCCCACTTTAATTTATTTTACACTATTTAACATAACGTAATTTATGGGTTGTTAGTGATAAGCTGGGTCACATGCTTTTATGTATTTGATTTCATTTTCCTTAGTGCGATTGTTTTGATACAAATTGGTAAACAAATCGCAAACAGCTAGCTTTTCATAGTAAACATCCTCACCATATTTGTCTTTTAGTGATTGAATATGCTCACTTTTCTTTATTTCATAATAACTTTCATTTAGAGCCTTGTGTTTTTCAATGGCCTTATTCAATTGATAGTTAAAGCTATCACTATCAGGTATTTGACTGCTCTGATGTGAAATATTGGTAGAAAAATAATTTTTATAGATGGCATTTATGATTATTAAAAAAGTAAAAAAAACTATAAAACCAAAAAATAATTTTTTATATATACTCAAAAGAATTTCCTTTTCAAATTATAAAGAATAAACGCCAGCCTACGATTTCAACAAGTTGAAAAGCGTAGGCGTTGGCGTTTAATTTGAAGTATAAAGGTCTTGATAAGATTCGTCAGGTACATGATTGAAAATTTTACCTGTTGGTTTATATCTAAATACAGCAGCCAAAGTATCACCTCTGTAAGCCTCGATACCTAGCGCGGATTTTTTAAGTCGATAACCAAGCATCAGTAATTCATCTCGTGTAAATTTATCTAGTATCTGTTTGTTTGAATTTTCGATAACAAGTAAAAGATCAACAATGCGGCCTTTATAAATTTCCTCATAAGTAATCAAAGCGCTATTGCTCTGTATCATTTGCCTAATGTTTTCATATGGGTCTGTACTTGGTTTCGGTTTTGGTTTCGGTTCTTGAACTTTACCTTTTTCATCAGTAGAAACTGATTGCTGATTTTCTACTTTTGCAACGGGCCCGTTGCTAGGTTCTTTAGCTTTGGTATTTACGATTTGAGTATCACCGCTAAAAAAGCTGGTAAGAAAATATATGGCAAAAGCAATTACACCAATGAAAATCGGTATGTAAACAACAAACTGTTTTGACTTAAATATGTTTACTCGGTCATCTGAATATACATCGGTATTGTCTGTAGTTTGCTGATGACTCAAGTAAGAGCCAAAATATTTACTGTCGTATTTTTCAGTGCCTGACTTTATTTTCTTAAATACCACATCGCCTTTAACACCATTAATTGAACCTTGGTACATTTCCCATTTGTACTTATTGTCTAGTCCAACCATCGATAACTTTAAGAATGTAATTTTACGCTCAATTCTTCGTTTCCATGTAGTATGACAATCTGCAAGAGCTTGCCCCATGCAGATTATATCCATACCTCTATGGCGATGCTCAGCAATGAATTGTGTCATTTCATCGCTAAGCTTTTGCCTTCCACTGGGGAAAAAGTTTTGAAGCTCATCAAGAACAAGTAAGCAGTCATTTTCAACCAAATCATAAACGGTATGAACCTGCTCTTCTGTTATTTCAGTGTAAAGCGCTTTAAGTTCATCAACTGTTTTACCTGTTAATTCACTTACTTTTTCAAAATTAAAACCATTAAGGCGAGCATAAACTTTACGCCCTTTGGTTAAGCTTGGAATTATATGCTTTACAAGTGCTTCGTAACTTTTACCAGAGCCTGGCAACCCCTCGTGGAAAATTATCATATTGTTACCATTGGAATAACGTTAATACTTTACGAGTTAAACGGAACGTATAACCCAAACCGATTAATGCAAGCGCATCACTAAAACCAGTTGCACCCAATAGATAACCAACATCGGACGGTATACCAGCAGTAAAGGCACTTATCCCGCCTTGAATAAATTGCGGAGGGTCTATCATTGCAAAGATAAACCGAAACCCCTCAAGTAAACGCTCAAATGTTTGAAGTACCAACCACATCAAACCGTTTAATATGAATATTATTATTTCATAGCACCAGTCTATGAAGGCTTGCCATTGTTGGGCTAGCCAGTCTATAAAATCATTCAATTGCAATCCTCCAAGCAAAGAACCCAGCAACAAGCATTAAAATAGCTCGTATGTATGGGAGTATATTTTGAACAGCACTAGAGCAAAATTGGTCAATTCTTACGTTAAAGCTAGCATCCATTACCGTGACTGTTTCTTCCCAAACGGGGCAAGAGCCACCAAAGGAAGTAACGAAAAAATTATCTATTGCAGAAAATAAAGGCAAGCCGCGCATGGCATCTATATGTTCTTCCATAACAGTTCCGAAGTTATTATTTTCCCAGTCAAACTCAGCTATTTCGGTGTAAGCATCAGGTTTAGTTTCATAATCAATTAGTGGTTTATCGCCATCATATTCACTGAGTTTTTTTAATGACTCGGTGTGCTTTTCGAGTTCTGTTGTTTGCTTTTTCATTTCTGTTAATTGGGTATCTAGCGCGGAAATTATGCCATCTTCATCAACCCCATTTATTTCAGACATAGTGCCATCTTCGCACGATATTTGAGCATCACCATTAGGCAATTGAACCGTTGTACATGAATCGCCATTTTCCAACTTTGCAGTTCCACTTTCACATGCGATAGATGCGCCGTCTGGGGTATTAATGACTGAGCAACCGACACCGTCCTCGCCGTCAATACCATCTTTACCATTGAGACCATCTTTGCCATCAACACCCGCTAGGCCATCAACACCGTCTTTACCGTCAGCGCCTTTTTCACCAGTTGCACCATCAGCGCCGTCTTGACCATCAACACCATTTGTACCATCAATACCATTTGTACCATCAACACCGTCTTTACCGTCAGCGCCTTTTTCACCAGTTGCACCTTTAGCACCAGCAACACCCTGAATACCTTGTTCGCCCTTATCCCCTTTTTCACCTTGTTCGCCTTTAAGTTGACCAGAATTTACTAAAGCTGTTAAATCCTCTTGCTTCAAAAAGCTAGCTTCAATAGCTGAGATTCGCTGGTTATCTAAAGCGCTGGCTTGTGCTAATCCCGTAACTGTATTCCAGTTGATTGCAATAGCAGATTCAGGACAGTCAACCCTATAAATACCAGAAGAATTACTAACAGAACAAAATTTATCTTCTGCGGGTGGTGGCTTAACATTCATACCATCCTCGCTACATTCGTAACCTGTAAAATTACCACCAACAGGAGACCAGATCGTATGTGTTTCATTGCTAATACCTTCAATCCAAACACCAGACGTAACTTCGCATTTTTTACCTTTGCCGTTATCGACACATTTAGGTCTAGCACCTCCTGATGTTAAACTGTTAGGTACTGTGATGGTATTTAATGCAGGGTCATTGCCTACTGAGTCAGCACAATCAGATTCAGCATCTAATTCGGGCAAACACCAAACCGCCTCATTGGAATTAGGTTTTGCAACAGGGCCTATGGTATGTGTTGGATAAGAATCAGGCGGGCAAACTTTCAATTCTTCATCTGATGATTTTGTAGCGCCAGCATTGCGATAAGCAGTTATTGTGCTGGAGTCTAGGGTAGCAACACATGAAATTCTAAAACCCCAAGTATTTTCAGTTTCGCCTGTAGTTTCAGCCAAACCGCAATTGGAAATTTCCCAGCCACTGTAGGCTAATGCGATAGCATCTTGAACGTAGGGTATTAACTTTGAAGGACATTCGCTTTTTGATAAAGCTTGTATTGTATTGGTGTGGTAAGAACAATTCCAAACTTCATCATAAATGGTTTTTGCTGGTTTATAATCAGAATCTAAATATTCTTGAGCCATTACCACTGATGCGAAAACGGTAAACAGCATCAAGCAGAACCAAAGCTTAACCAATCCAAATACAGATTTTATTGGATGGCGTAAAAAGTATTTAATACCACGCCATAACCAAGCTATTAATTTACGCGCCTTCAAAGCCACGAATGACCGCAACGGCACAAGCAATTCCAAGAACGGCATAATAAATTCCCCAAATCATAATAATTCTCCATTAAAAAAGCCCCGCAACTTATAGGTGTACAGGGCTTAGTTTGCGTTTTAAGTTGACTACAAAACTATTAGCGGAACCAGCCGATAACTTTGTTGTAACCCCATTTCGCAACGCCCGGTAATATCTTAATTGCTGCTAGTGCTGTGATTGCTGCAACGACAGTAGTAGCGTCAACCGCTGATGTAACTGCTGTAAAATCCATAGGTATTTCCTTTTAGCTTGAAAAGTTTAATTGTCGTTTTCTGGTCGAAACCAGTTGATTATTGTGCCGTATGCCCATGAGGTCATATAGCAGATTATGACTAACGAAAAACCACTAACAAAAAGCGCCTGCGATAATTCATTAGAAATTTCACTGGGGTCAAAAAGTGATGAACCCAATAGAAACTGTTGGTACTCGGTAGGCTCTAACATGACAAAGCCCGTGCAATCCTGAATTGATTGTGCAGTTGGTTTAAGTTCGCCATATTCGAGCTGTACACAAGTAGCCATAATTAGCTTGCCTTTTTATCTGCAAAATCTGCATAAGGTGTTAATGCCATGCCAAAACGGTCTAATTCAAGTTGGCCGTATTGGTTAACTTTGAACGATGAAGCAGCAAGCTCATACTTGCCTACTGGGTAAGCATTGTTGTGGTCATCGTGTGTAATTTTAAATTCAACAGGGAAAATACCCCCCATGTGTGCGTAGGCTTTTTGTTCGTAAACAGTACGAGCAGGTTTATCACCCTTTGCTGCAAACGTTCTTGGCGTTGGTACGTTAGCGCCGTTAGTACCTAAAATTTCAATTATCATAGTCATGGTTGATAAGTCCTCGTTATATGTATCAATTGCGGTTTGTTGGCCGTCAATGAATTGGTTGGTTGTGGTCATGAAACTAGTCTTAATAGTTCGCGGTTTTCAGGTAGTTCTAATTGGTCGGATAGACGTTGAGGTTCTACCCAGTTGCTCGGGTGTTGCTTTTCAAAATCGACATTTACAAAGCGAATAAGCGGAACAACATTAGAGGCAGTTGCTTGTAAATTTTGTAGGTAAGCTTTTGGTACAACTTGGGTAAGCAATTTAATATTGTCGTAAAATGTTCTTTCTGGTGTGGTCGATTTAACTTCATCCCAACCTTCATGTTTAACCATTCTAAAAAAACGGAATAAACGGTCAGCTTTTGAGTAATTGTATTTTTCCATCATTACGTGAGTTTTTTTGTCTCTGAAATAAGTGGTTTTTACAAAGTGCTCTTTAAGGTTTTCGTGTATTTCGGTATCTGAATAAGTACGCATGGTTGCACCTTCGAACGTTTTAAATATGTCTTGCCAAGATTGATTCCATAATTGCTGAATTAAACACCCATCAAATGATCCGCTATATGTTTCAAATGCCCAAAGGTTAGTCGGTATACCAAGACGTTTTAACATCCGTGGCATAATGCTAGCTTCTAGGCGTAATGCGTTTTTTGCGAAATCTTGTACTTCTGGTGCTGTCATAGCTTCAAGCTGATTTTTATAAACTTGGCTTTTGGTTTTGTCGTATTTTGCTTGTGCTTTGTTAATTTGGTCTTGCAACTCAAATTGCTTTAAATAGGCTTTTAGTCGTTTATGACGTGAGCCTTTGCCAAAATATGCAGTTGTGTCGAATGCAGATTTAGCGCCCCTTGTTTGACCGTTTGATATGTTGCGTAATGCATGAATTACGTTCCGACTATCTGACTCGGTTTTTAAGTGAGCGCTAAACGTGCAATCTATTTGTGCAAGTTCGGCATTATTAAATTCTAGTATTTCGGCCATGTCTGGCATTGCGTAACAAAACGCGGTGATTAGTGAGTCAATACACAGCATCACATCACACGAACCGTAAACGTTATGACCTTGCAATAATTTCGCTGGACTGGCTTTTAATTCGATGAACGGGTAATAATTTCCCCCCCCTGCTCTAATTTTAAAAGCCAATGTTGACCACGAACTAGGCAGTGATTCAAAGGGATGTAAAAGTGCAGACACTTCGGCAACACAGATATTTTCAGAATCAAGGCGATAATCGTTCGTTGTAAAATCAACGTCACCCGCAGCCAATCGACAACCTCTTTTTTGACACTCACGCAAATCAATTACGCCATTAGTCCCGTCAGGAGACATGGCAACAATCGATTCAACGAAAGGTATCTTAATGGTTAAGAGGTCTATCAATTTAAATTCCACCTAAAGTGAGTGAATGTATTCACCTATGCAATACAAAACTTTATACATGAGTACATAGGTGAATACAAGTATAAGGGAATAATTAAATTCAAGCGTGATACCATTCACTCATATAAGTGCTGGAGAAAAAACGTGGCAAAAGCAGATAGAACAACAGTGTCCATACCAATGGCAAAGAAAATGGAACTAGAAAGGAAAGCTATAGAAATATCCTATAAAACGGGGAAATCTATAAAATGGACAGATATAGTTCATTACATGATCGACAATTATCAGGTGATGGCAAAGCAAGATTTGGTGGAAGAAGAAACAAAGAAAATATAAAAATCGGCGAAATCCGCAGTAGAGTCCACTATTAAAGTATGTGGACTCAACACCTGTGCCTAATTCGGTACATCGGTTTTATTTCAAATATGGGTTTGGTTTATCAAGGGGCGAATTTAATTTCGTGATATTGATTTAGCCAGTGCAGCCAGAACATTTTCAATATGATTTAGATGGGTTGGGTTTCCGCTTCGCTATCGGCTGTCGCCATGTGAAAATGATAATCGGGTATAAAATACAACCCATAAATCTACATTATGTTACGGGCTAGCTTGCAAAGGGCTTTGCGCTAGTTGGTGTGATGCTGCGCTATATATCACACCAAAAACCACAAACGCCCCGCCATTTGGATATTTTGGCGGGGCGTTTTCTCAACATAACGTTGATCAACTTATGGGTTGTTACTTGTCAATCATAGAATAGAACAACATTGCTTGGTAAATTAAGTCATTCAATTATGTTCAGATCAAGATTTTCGCTATTAAGTTTTTTATCAAAATCGTCGGCTAGTTTTTCAGTCTCGCTAAACACTGTTCGCCAATATTTTATACGTGTATCCGCATCGAGATTGGTGAAGTCGTTTCTGTCGGGGATTTTTCCGTAAGGTAAGCCGGCGATGAATTGTTTTGATGGGGTGATCATTACTACGTTGTCGTAGTTTTGTGACGCGACTTTACGTTTTAAATTTTTATCAAACCACCCTGCTTTTGGTTCGTTATTAAAGTGCGGGTATAAAATTAAACCTGGGTTGTTAATTTTTAAATCAAAATGGTAATCAACAATACCGCCATCGCGATACATGCCCGCTGGCGCGCCGGTAATATTTTTTATACCTTGCATCACCAACGGGATTGAGCCCGAGGCTAATAACGCATCTTTTAAATTATCTTTGTTTAAATCTAGCTGTGTAGTTTTAAATTGATAGCTGTCTTCAAGGGCTAAATCACTATTAGGCGCTTGAAAAATAAAGCGTTCGTATTGTTTATTTAAAAAGCGCCGGTTTACGCGATTGGTTAAATAACTTTTGCTCAGGCCCAATAGCTGTAATGCTTTTAGTTCACTTGCTACTAAGCCATTTGATTTTGCGACAATAAAATGTGCTTTAAAAATGGGGTTGTTGATTATTTCTGTCACGCCATTGTTGCCAAACACCTCTTCGAGTAAAGCGCGGGCTTTAGTTGTTATTTCTTCTGGTGTTGGTTTGTTACTCGAGTAACGCGTTTCACTGTAAGATTTTGCCAAACGCTCAATGGCTGCCACCGGATCATGTTGTGAAAAACACGCTGCTCTAAATGCTCCTGCCGACGAGCCGATCAAATTCAGTGGTGATGATCGGTGTTTAAAAAACTCACCAAAAATATACTTATCTAAACCAAATAACGTAAACCATTTAGGGCCACCGGATGCCCCTAAAAAGCTGCTAAAAAGGTCGGGGGTAAAGCCCTGCTCAGTTATTATTTTTGCTGCAGTGTTACCTGCATAAATATCAATCATGAAAATACTTCATTATTTTTAACTATTGGCAAAGTGAATGTTTATGCAAAAACATTCACTTTAATCGTTATATGGTTTAGATAAGTATATTTTTGGTGAGTTTTTTAAACACCGATCATCACCACTGAATTTGATCGGCTCGTCGGCAGGAGCATTTAGAGCAGCGTGTTTTTCACAACATGATCCGGTGGCAGCCATTGAGCGTTT